TGTTTATTTGTTATTAGATTACTAATATAAGCAATTTATTTGACATAAAAAAATATTTGAGCACTTTTTTTCAAATTATTTTCACTTTTGTCATAATTGAGCCTTTCTATATTTCTATATGTCTAGGAAATACCTAGTCATTTAACTAAAAACAACATTTTAACAATGACAGTAAACGACGCAATTACGAAGTTAAGAGTTATGCTTGGCGCTTCTACGGAAACTGTTGTTAGAATGGAGGAAGAAGAAGTGAAAGAAACTATCGAAGTGAAAGCTGCTGAAGCAACACTAGTAGATGGTACTGAAGTTTACACTGAAGGTGAATTACAAGATGGAGCAATCCTATTTGTAAGAGCTGGTGAAGGTGTATCTGAAGATCCTTTTGCTCCTGCTGGAATCCATGAAACAACTGACGGACTTTTGATTACTGTTGGTGAAAATGGTGAAATTACATCAATTGAGGACAAATCTCCTGAGGTTGAAGCTTCTGAAGAAGAAAAGAAAGAAGAAGTGGAAATGGAAGAAGTGGAAGAAGAAGTTGAAGTAAAAAAAGAATTTGACGCTGATGCATTATTAGAAGGCGTTGCTTCTTTGTTGAAACCATACACTGAAGAAATCAAAGAACTTAAAGAAGAACTTAGCGTTCTTACATCTAGGTTTAATGAAGTAGCTGATGAACCAGCTGCTAAAAAGGTAAGCAACACCTTCTCAAAAGAGGCAAACAACAAACAGACTACTGCAGAAGCAAGATTCGAAAGACTTGTTGCATTAAGACACAGTAAGAAGTAAAACTAAACTAACAATTAAAAACAAAAACAATTTATTATGGCATTTGATTTAACAGCCCTAAGCACGTACACAGACGAAACGTCTATGGATTTGATTGCTAAAGCAGTATTAGAAACTGACTTGATGTCTTATGTAGACTTAAGATCTGGTCTTTCTGCTGGAACAGTGGCAATTAACCTAATGGACGGTGACTTAAACGTTGCTGACTTAGCTTGTGGATGGAATCCTTCAGGCGATGTAAACTTCTCTCAGGTAGATATTACTATCAGAGACAAACAAGTAAAAATGGACTTATGTCCAGAAGACCTAAGACAATACTGGTTAAGCCAGAGAATGTCTGCGGCAGCTAATCAAGAATCAGTTCCTTTCGAGGAAGTGATCGCTGATTACTATGTAAAAAGAATCTCTAAGTACAACGAATCATACTTAATCGATGGTGACGGTACTGGTACTGGTATTAAAGACCAAGTAACTGGAGCTAATGGTGCTACTGTATCTGCTAACCCAGCTGCATTCACACTAGCTAACGCAGTTGAGCAAGCTTTAAATATCTTTGATGCTGTTGATGAGGCTTCTAAAGATAGAGATGATTTAATTATGATCATGTCTCCAGCTGCATTTAACACTCTAAGAAGAGCATTAGTTGCACAAAACTACTACCACTATGATCAAGGCGATGGTCGTTCATTCGAATTACCAGGTGCTAACATCAAAGTTGTTAAGACTTCAGGTCTTGTAGGTTCTGACTACGTAGCAGCAGGTCCTGCATCTATGATCGTTGCTGGTACAGGATTAGAAGATGACGCTTCAACAGTACAATTCTTCTTTGACAAAGGTCAAGACGTTGTAAAATTCATCGCTAAGTGGAGACTTGGTGTTGCAGTTTCACAAGTAGACCAATTCGGTACAAACGGATTAGCATAAACTAACTAACCAGAGCCATTCAGGTGGCTCTGGTTTAATTAACTAAAAACAAATATAAGAAACTATGGCTTGTAGCAATTTAACAGCAGGATTCACATTAGACTGTAATGACTCTAATGGTGGTATTGAGAAAATCTTTATCGCTAACGGACCAGTTGAGTCTATCACTGAATCTTCAGGTACTATCACAGCAATTACTGTAGGTGGTTCTGCCCTTACGCCTAGTGACTTCTTTGAGTTTGAAGTTCCAAGACAAACTAGTTCATTTACCGAAACAATTAACGTTTCACAAGAGAACGGTACCGTATTTTACGACCAAGCTCTTACAATGATTTTCAATAAAATGGAAGCAGCTAAAAGAGACCAAATCCTATTAATGGCGCAAGCTACTAATATGGTTGTGGTTTTCAAAGACAACAACGATAAGTATTTCTCAGTTGGTGTTGAAAGAGGTGCATTCATGACAGCAGGTTCTTCTTTAAGTGGAACTGCTTATGGAGATAGAAACGGGTACGAATTAACAATTTCTGGAATGGAAGAAGCTCCATCATTTGAAGTTACTAGCTCTATCGTTGAGGCATAATATCAACGTCTATATAAGTAAAAAGGGTTCTAGAAATAGAGCCCTTTTTTTATATTAATCTTTTAGGTGGGTATGGAGCCTGATGAGACTTAGTCATAGGCCATTTTCTTTCAGTATACCACCAACCCTCTTCATCTAACTTAGCGTATTTGTAAGTAACACCATCTATGGTTATTTCAGGTCGGTAGTGCGCTTCTACGTTTCTACGTTCGTAGTCTTTAGTGTAGTCAAATAACTGGCCTTTTAGTAGGTATTTAATGTCAACCTTAATATTTAAGTTAAAGCCGATCATAACACAACCCTCGAGTAATCCTGATACTACGTGTTGCATCTTTGGACCTACGATAGTTAAATCTATATCATTGGCAGTAGAGTCTCCTAGAATGCTTCCATGTGTCCACAGTTGATGGTGTTCCCAATTTAGTTTTTTAATCTCTTGTAGAAATATTTCAACCATTGGATCCTGCAAACCGTCAAGTTTACGAATGTTTTTGCATTCATAATTACCATAGATAACATGTTTAGCCATACAGTATGTATCTTAATTACAACTTATGCTGTTTTTATATTTCTATATAGAAAAACACTGTAAGTAATATGACATCATACGTTAATCAATTTATCAACGGTTCAATTGAAATGTTTGCTAATTATGAAATAACAATAAATCCTAGTGGTAATTTTTACACTTGGTACAGATCTTTAAACACACAAGAGTGGTTAGGTCCATTTCCTCTTGCAGGTGATCCACCAACCGTATTTGTTAATAAAAGATTTAGTAGATGGTATGCTGATACTAGTAGTATTCCAAACTTTTCTGATCAACATAGAAATGGATTCTATCAATATTGCACAACACCACCTATTCCAGGTCTAACTCAACCAACAGTTGGCCCAACAAATCAAGGTATTATTAAGTTAATATTTGATCCAGGAGGTGACACTAACATGGAAGCATATGTGTCAAATAATGAGCAAAGAGAGGCAGATACATACTTTAGACCAAATTATTAAGAAGTAATATGAGAAACACAAACCCAGAAGGATTATACAGTATAAAAGGTAGTAAGTTTGAAGCTTTAGATCTACCTGTAATCCAAGAACAAAGAGGAAAAGACTACATCAAATTTGGTGTAGATAACTTATTTCCACAACAACTTATTGAATTGTATGACACTTCAGCAATGAATCACACTTGTATAGATGCTATTAAAGATGGTATCTACGGTGAAGGTATATCAACCTATGGTTCAGAGTATGTTAATACACAAGGCGAAACTATTAATGACATCTTTGAAAGAATTAGTTTAGACTACACACTATTTGGTGGTTATGCTCTAAACCTTATCTGGAATAAAGAAGGTACAAGAATCGCAGAAATCTATCACTTACCATTTGCTAATGTAAGAAGTGGTAAACCAGACGAAGAGGATAATATACATAGCTATTACTATTCTAGCGACTGGTCACAAATCAGAAAATATAAGCCAGTAGAGTATAAATGCTTTGATGTCACAGATACGAAAAAAGATTCTGCAAGTCAGATCTATTATTGCAAAAACTATAATCCTGGACAAGAAATCTATCCGCTGCCTGCTTATATCGGTGGTGTTAATGATATTCAACTTGATGCGAGAGTGTCAAGGTTCCACAATGCAAACATCTCAAATGGACTTGCTCCATCAATGTTCGTACAATTTAGAAACGGCATCCCTAATCCAGAAGAAAGAAGAGACATCTATAGAGAAATAGAAGATACTTTTAGTGGTGAAGAGAATGCTGGTAGATTCTTCTTAGCTTTTAGTGAGCCAGGAAAAGAACTACAAGTTACCCCTATTGAGAATGCGAATGATGATTATTATCTAACTCTCGAACAAAGGATCACTTCTAGAATCCTTACTGCGCATCGTATTACTTCTCCATTACTTCTCGGTATTAAAGATGGTGCAGGCTTTAGCTCAAATGCAGATGAAATCATTACTTCGTATTCTCATTTTATGAATACAGTGGTAAGACCTAAACAAACTAAAGTATTAGATACTTATGGTTATATTCTTAATCTATATGGATTTAATGTAAAGTTAGAGGTTGAACCAGTGCCAATGATTATAGGTACAGAAGCAGACGATCCTGCAGTTGAAGAAGACATAACAAATATAGCAAACGAATAATATGGCTCAAACAGCACTACTAGTTTCAGAACAACGACTAAAACAATGGACTCAGTTAGATGACAATGTTAGACTAAATGAGATTACACCTTTTATCATACAGGCGCAAGACATCTATATGCAAGACACATTAGGTACTAAGTTTTACAATAGACTTAAGAATGGTGTTATAGCAGATGATTTAACCGCAGATGAAAGTGCATTACTTAACGAATACATAGGACCTTGTCTAATGCAGTATTCTTTGTATTTAATGTTACCTAGTATTAAATATAAGATAGCTAACCAGGGGATCTTAAATGGTACCTCAGAAGAGACTTCACCTACTACTTTAGATGAATTACAATATCTAAGACAAAGTACGTTAGACACTGCAGAATTTTACAATAAGAGATTGATTAAATTCTTTTCTGATAATCCTAACTTATTCCCTGACTATCAAAGTCCAGGAACAGATGGTATGATGCCTAACAAAGATAATCCATATTTTAGTGGATTAGTAGTTCCAAACAATAACTTAAATTATTATGAAGAAAGATACGGCGACTGCTCAGACTGTGGGCCTTCCACGACAATCAGTGGCAACGGTTAAAAACATAAGTAAATTACAAACATATTTCAGTAAGAATGGGAAAACTAGACAAAGTACTAAAAAGCTGGGTAAGTAAAAAACTATTTGTTTTCGTAATAGCAACAGCTCTTGCAATCTTTGGCAACCTTACATCATCAGATTGGGTTATTATTGCAACTACTTACATCGGTACACAAGGAGTCATCGATGCAGTTAGTAAGCTAAAGGGAAACAACAACATATAAAATTATATTTCTTAGTATATGGATATTAAATCAGTAACTAAAGACTATGTAGAATGTGCCTCAGGTGGTAACGTTACAGTACCTTACAACGGAAGTTGGATTAGTGCTTACGCTATCTATTTAGGTGCAACTACTATTGTCAATGGATCATGGCTTCAAACGCTATGTGCACAGTTAGGTATTACACAACCAGTAAATAGCTCATGGGTTATTGCTCTAGCTAATTATTATAGTATTACAGCGCCTGTTAATGGTTCTTGGTGGTATGCAATTGCTGATGAAGCATGTAACGGTGGAACACCACCTACCGCAGACTTTATTGGTGCTCCTCTATCATTAAATGAAGGTTCAAGTGTAACATATACTGATCTATCATCAGACAATGGAGGTCCTGCTATTACACAATGGGCTTGGACATTCGAAGGTGGTACTCCAGCTACTTCTAGTGCACAGAATCCTGTTGTACAATATAATACTCAAGGAACTTACGATACTTCATTAACGGTCACCAATGCAGACGGTTCAAATGGAGAATTAAAAGCAGATTATATACAAGTAAACTTTGTACCAACACCAATAACTATTAATTCATGGAGTGTCGGTGCATATAATAACACATTAATACAGGTACCAGCAAATCAAGATTTCATTGCTGGAGCTTATGGACAAAAACTAGAACTATAAAATGGAAGAAAACAACATACCAGAACCAATCTATGATTTGCAATATGATACAAATTATAGTGCTCAATTGTATGGTGAATACAATGCAGATAACGAAACAGTTACTGACGCTGAATTAATTATTCAAAGACAAGACCCTAGGTACATATTTACATATCTAGTTAGTGGTACTATCTCTGAAATTGATGCATATGCAGTACAATTAATAAAAGACTTACAAGAATAATATGGCTATATTTCACGTAGATTATATAAACGGTAGTAATTCCAATGATGGAAGTGCCGCGAATCCATATGCTACAATAGTATATGCAATTCAAAATAACACATTAGTAAATGGTGATACCATTAAAGTTGCTGGTAGTGCAGAAACTGTAGTTGATACAGCTGCTACATTAAAAGCTCCGAGTGGCAATGACTATAAAACATTGCAAACCTCTACTGACTTAACAGGTAGTATTTCAGTAAATGATATTGTAAGAATCGATTCACCATACACAGAAACAAATGGATGGATGGTTGCTCGTGTAACTTCAATTAGTGCATCTGAAATTACTTTTTATGAAGACTTGTATTTACCTGGAACATTAGGTAATGGTAATTTTACTATTGCTACATTCCAAATGAATGCTGAAAGTACTGCAGGTACATTTGAAGATTTTGGATCTGGTTCAGCAAAGTTAGTAGATATTATCGGAGGATATAATACTACATTTACTTCTATAATTGGTAGAACACATTTTAGAAGAAGTGGAAATAGTGCAGGTGGTTCTAGTGGAACTTGTTTTAAAATAAGATCTACAAATAATAATATTGATACTTGGAACTTTGAAAACTTTGGTTGGTATGAATGGCAAAAAGCTACTGAAGGTGAATTTGGAGGATCTGTATATGTAAATAACGTATTAGTTTACCAAGCTTCTGGAAATGCATTCGGTACTTTTGGTAATATTTGGAATAAAACTGGTGAGAATGGCAGTATGTATTTTGTAAATGCAACATATACTGGTCAGACAAATTCATATGTCACTAACTTCGTTTCGGCTGGTAAATCACCGTGGTTTAATGTATACGCATATACTGGACAAAGAACTTTCAGATGGGATGCTTTAAATATAAATAACGGAGTTATGTGGAATCCAGGACAATCGTCACATCAAGCATCGTTTGGAGCTACTAATAGTTTTTATATTCAAAATTTTAACACACTAGTTAGAAATAATTTAACAGTTAATGGAATTGAAGACTCTAGACCTGGATTTAACAAAGGCCAAGAATTATTTGGTGCTAATGGAGATAGAGCTTCTGTATTTGGTACATTAAATAGTTTTGATTTTAAAACTGGTGGAGCTACTAATTGTTTTTACAACTGGTATAATAGTAGTAACAATGAAGCTAGCCGTTTCATAAGTAATCTTACAATGCCAACTGGATATGATCTTAGTGATGAAAATCTTAAGTCAGATAGAGATATTTCTGCTAACTTAGGTACTATGCATGTTATTAATACAGATAATCACACATGGTTAAAATCCAACGGTGCATGGGTAGCAGAAGATTATACGGTATATGATACTGGTACTAATTCTAAGTTAATTTATTTTGGTACTAAGGATGCATATGCAACTGATGATAATGCTCCAATGCTTTTTGGAATGCAAAAAGGTACCACTGTACCTGCTAGTGTTACAATAAGATCTAGAGTAATACCACATAATAAAGCTGGTCAACAAAACAATATAAGAGGTACTGTTTTCTTAGCGTCTGAAGGAGTACTTAGTTTCGCGACCAATACTGTTACTGTGTCCAATACTACAGGATGGTCTGATACAACATATACTTTCTCAGGTGTAACTCAACAACAATATACTGATTTGGTTCCAGACGGTTTCTTAACATTTGGATTTAGACCTAGTAATCAAGATGGTCAAAAATGGTATGTTGATAGTATTACAGTAAATTACTAAACAAAATATAGATAAATAGTATAACTACTAAAGGTTATTGCCATTTCCTTAATAGTTGATTTATTTAGGCTAAGGGTCAGTGTGTTGAACGAGCACTGGCCCTTTTTTTTGTAATATGACTTTTTTCTAAAATAGTTTAGATATATAACCTGTAGCGATAACACTACGACTAAATAAAAACTATTTAAAATGGAACAAGAATGGAAAACAATTGGAGTTGCGAAAGCATCTGGTAATTACAGAGAAACAGAAAGACCTGACGTATTATGGCAAATCAGCAATCACGGTAACGTTAGAAGAATAAACACACAATCACACATTATTAAAGATGTTAAGTTATTCCTCACAGGAGGCTCACCAGGCAGTCAATACTATGCTGTTAGTGTAAACCACTTCCCAGAAAAATATGTACACAGGTTAGTAGCTAAAGCGTTTCTGGACAATCCTGAAGATAAACCTACAGTAGATCATATTGATGGTAACAAACTTAATAACCATGTTAGTAACCTTAGATGGATGACATATAAGGAAAATGCTCAAGCTTATCAAGAATTAAGAAGAATGAAACAATCTAAAGAAGCAGAGTATAATGATTAATACTGTTCATCATGAACATAACAAACTAAATAAAATCTTTAATAATGGCAAAAAGAAATGAAGGGTTTATTCAAATACCCAATTGGTACTGGCAGTGTGGTCTAACACTCGTACAAGTAAATACACTAGCTGAAATTGCATCATGGCAAAGAGATGAAAAAGCAGGTAAGATATTCTTTCAATCTATGGAAGGTCTTGCTTGTAAATATAATATCTCATACTCTCAAATGAGAAGAGTATTTAAATCCCTATTAGACTTACGTGTAATAAAAAGACATGGTAAAATGAAACGTATGTGGAAATATACGGTAGATGCAAACAGACTAAATCAACTTAAAATAGAAAATAATTGTAAACTACTTGAAAAAGATAGTGTTCACCAAGAGCATAAAGATGCTAGATACTGTTCACCAGAAGCACAAATACTGTCCACAGAGAGCAACTATAATACTAATAAAACTAGTTTATATAAAACTAGTTTTAAAGGGAACGAATCGCTTTTAGAGCGATCGTCCCCTACCCCAGAAGAGATCGCTTCATTAGCTGCAGATATTAATCTTGATAAATAAACCATGGAAGAAACAATTAAAATAAAGGTACCCAATTGGGCAGAAGATATTAAAGATGAAGGTATACTAGTCCTACTAGCCTTACTAACTAAGATAAACTTTAGATATGGTTGGGAAGAATGGTATAACTTTCATAGAAGTGATGTTAACAAGATTAAAGGTAATCTACAAAAGACTAATCATCATTTAGATCCATACTACCCATTGATACAAGTAGCTAAACCATATAATGATGAACTACAGTTTAAAATGAAAAGGGTATTTAAACACCATCTAGTAAGCGTAAAGCTAACGGATCAAAGACAGATTAGGG